ACAGAAAATGGAGAGAAGATAGAGTATGAATTTCAATTTGCATGGGATAGGCAAGCATCTTTTCTTAATGCACAGAGTAGAGCTATGAGTGAACTTAGAAGTTTAATTAAACAGTATGATGAAATGATTCATAAGGATTGGAATTTGGCTACAGAGGAGCAGAAAAATAGAGTTGAAAAGTTAAAATGTGAAGTTGATAACCTAAAGAAAAGTGATACTGGAGATGATTCAAAAATTTGGGTTGAAGCTATACAAAATATTGCAATGAAACGTGGTGTTAACAATGGATAAAGCTTTATTGACACTATTAGATTGTTATTGGGATAATCCTGTTTGGTTTGCAGAGGATATGTTAAATTTTAAAGCTGACAAGTGGCAATCTGATGTTCTGATGGCTTTAGCTCAAACCCCAAAAGTATCTATTAGAAGTGGTCAAGGAGTAGGTAAAACTGGATTAGAAAGCATTGCAACTGTATGGTATTTAAGCACTAGACCTTTTCCGAAAGTAGTTGCTACAGCTCCAACACGACAACAATTATATGACGTACTATGGGCTGAAATAGCTAAATGGCTAAGTAATAGCAAGGTTGAGAAGCTACTTGAGTGGACTAAAACAAAAGTGTATATGAAAGGCTTTGAAGAAAGATGGTGGGCTACAGCTAGAACAGCAGTAAAGCCCGAGAATATGCAAGGTTTTCATGAAGATTATATGTTATTTGTTGTTGATGAAGCTTCGGGAGTTGCTGACCCCATTATGGAAGCTATATTGGGAACATTATCAGGTGCAGAAAATAAGCTTCTTTTATGCGGAAACCCAACTAGAACGAGTGGAACGTTTTACGATAGCCATAATAGAGACAGAGATTTATATAAAACATTTAAAGTATCTTCTTTAGACAGCCCTAGAACATCAAAAGATAATATTGAAATGCTAAAAAGAAAGTACCATGAAGGTTCTGACCCTTGGCGTGTCAGAGTACTTGGAGAGTTTCCAAAAGGTGAAAGTGATTCTTTAATATCTTTAGAAGCTGTTGAAACAAGCACAATAAGAGAAGTGAATATATCTAATGACTATATATTAAATATAGGGGCGGATATAGCAAGATATGGTGATGATGAAACCATAATAGCTCCAAGAATAGGTGGGAAAGTATTTGATTTATTAACTTATTCAAAAAAAGATACAATGGAAACAGTAGGAAATATATTAAGAGCAGTTGATAAATTTAAAAATATGTATCATCAAATTAACAGAGTAAAAATAAAAACGGATGATGATGGCTTAGGTGCAGGTGTAACAGATAGATTAAAAGAAGTTATAAGACATGAAAGACTTAAATATGAAGTTATACCTATTCAAAATGGTTCTAGTGCTATAGAAAAAGATAAGTACTATAATAAAGCTTCTGAAATGTGGGATAACATGAGGGAGGAATTAGATGCAAATTTAAGTAGTTTTATACAAAATAAAGAAGCTATAATACAGCTTCCTAATGATGATAAACTTATTAAACAACTATCAAATAGAAAATATACAGTAGATTCAAAAGGGAAAATACAAATAGAAAGTAAAAAGGAAATGAAAAAAAGAATTGGAGAATCACCCGATAGAGCTGATGCAGTAATATATTCGTTTGCAGAAAATAACAATACTGATTTATCTTTACTGAAAGGGGGTAGTGTATGGGGATAATATCTTATGTAAAAAAGCTATTTAAAAGACCTGCAGGAGAGATTATGCGTATGTCTAGTGGAAACATTGGCGTATATAAATTAGACGATTCTAGAGTTGATTATGAGTTAGCAAGAGAACTGTATCAAAATAAAAATGCTAAGTACAAGCTAGGTTCTAGTTTTGTTAGACCGATTGTCAATTCAACAACTGGTTTTATGGGTGTACCTCATTTTCAAATAGAAGATGAAGAAGCTCAATATATATTAGATGAATTTGTTTTAGATAACACATCTAAAATGTTAAAAACACATACAGATAGTTTAAAGCAAGGTGATTGTTATATTTGGATAACTAGAGAAGAAAGAGAAAATCCTTTATATCCCGATAAAAAAGTTAGATTAATATATAACTTCATATCACCCGAAGAAGTGAAAGAAATAATATTAGACCCTACAACAAAAGAGCCTATAGCTTATATATTAGAAAGTCAAAATGAATGGACTGACTTAGGAGAAAACAAGAGAAAGGCTAAGGTAAAACAAATAATAACTGCTGAAAGTAGATTTGTTGAGGTTGAAGGTGATAAGATAGAAGGTTTAGAAGAAGGGGAAACGCCTAATGTATGGGGTTTTATACCAATAATACATTTTAAAAATGAAGCTGATGAAACATTGAAATATGGGCAAAGTGATATAGAACCAATAGAACCTCTTTTAAAAGCTTATCATGATGTTATGTTACATGCGTTAAAAGGTAGCAAAATGCACTCTACTCCAAAACTAAAGTTGAAATTAACTGATGTTGCAAGTTTTTTAGCACACAATTTTGGTGTTGAAGACCCAGTTAAATTTGCCAAAGAAGGTGGAAAGATAAATCTTGATGGGCATGAAATACTATTCTTAAACAAAGATGAAGAAGCTGAGTTTGTAGAAGTAAAATCAGCCATAGGTGATGCTAAGGAGCTTTTAAAGCTTCTTTTTTATTGCATAGTAGATGTATCTGAAACACCCGAGTTTATATTTGGAGTACATACACCTAGTGCTTTAGCTTCTGTAAAAGAACAAATGCCTATTATGGTAAATAAGATAAGAAGAAAAAGAGAACAATTTACAAATAGCTGGCAATTACTTGCAAGAATGGTTTTAATAATGAGTTCTAATTCTAGTGGTATGAAATATTCATCTTATGATGTGACTATAGGTTGGGATGAAGTAAATCCACGAGATGATAAAGAATTAGCTGAAACACTAGAAAAAGTATGTAGTGCATTAGATAAAGCTTTAGAGGGTGGATTTATTAGTGAAGAATCAACAGTAAACTTTTTAGCACAGTATATAGATACAATGAGCAATTATATAAGTGATGACCCTGAAATAGTTGGAGAAAGAGAAAAGATAATAAAAACCAAGATGTTAAAATACAGATTAGATGACTCTCAAGGTTTAAATGATGAGTCAAATGAAATTGAGAAGGAAATAAATAAAATAAAGGATAATAATGGCAATGGATAAAAGTACTTCGGAATTAATAACTGTTGCAGGGGAGTACAAGAAATGGGCATTAGAAGCTAGAAAAAAATTTATAGATTTAAGGCTCAAGCAAGATGATGAAATAAGAACAATGTATATTAACATAACAAGAAATATTACAAAAGAAATAAGAAAAGGAAATCTTTCAGACTTTAACAAAGTTAGGTTAAAACAGATACTAAAACAATTAACACAAGAAATAAAAATATTAAATGAACAACTAGTATTTAATTTTGATGAATACTTAAATAAAAATGTTGAAACAGCTACTAGTTACTCTAAAAATATTTTAATTAATGCAGTTGAGACAGCTCAAATAACTAAAGTAACTAAAACTATGATACAAAAAGCTTTCTATGATATTAATATAAGAACTGTAGAAGCTTATTATACAAGGGTTAAGGATGGTTTATTTTTATCTGATAGAATTTGGTCTAAGTGTAAGAAGTACAGAGAAGATATGAAAGTTATATTACAAACAGCAGTAACAGAAGGTCAAGACTGTGTTAAAACAGCTAAGATGTTAGACAAATATGTTTTAAAAGGTAAGAAAACTTTAGTTGATGAATATCCAAATATGATAAAAAGAATAGGAAATAGAGTACCTCAAAATATAAGTTATGAAGCTTTAAGATTGGCAAGAACTGAAATGACATCAGCTTATGGTGATGGGGTTTTAGCTTCTGCAATGATTAACCCTGCAACCATAGGTATTCAGTTTATGTTGTCCATGGCACATCCTCACACAGATATATGTGACGAAATATGTGGAGAGGATAATTTTGGTTTGGGTAAAGGTGTTTATCCTATAAATGAAGCTCCTGTATATCCATTCCACCCTCATTGTTTGTGTATTATGCTTACTGTAGTTCAACCATTAGATATATTAGTTGGAAGGTTGAAAAATTGGATTAAAAATCCTATGAATGATGTACCTCTTGAAATGTGGTATCAAGAGGTGTATGGAAATTTGAATTTTTAAATTGAAAGGTGGTGATTAAATGAATGTAATAACTGGAGAAATGGACTCAATGAATGCGTTAATATCTAGTATAAAACCTTCTGATATTCCTTTAGCTAAAGATATAGACATAGAAGCTTTAAAATCTATAGATGATGACCCTCTTGAGGTAGTTGTTGAGATACCAGCTACAAAATCTAAAAGGGGATGGAATTATACTGCTAAAAGCTTGAAAGATATTGTAGATTACACTAATGAAAATACTCTTAATGGCTTTTTAGGACATCAAAAAGCTGAAAATATATCAACTGAATTTGCACTACCTGTAACGCATTGGATAGGTGCAGAAATGAAAGGGGATAAAGCTTATTTCAGAGGGCTGATTGATGCTGATGCAACAAATTTAAAAAGATGGATTAGAACTAAAAGGATAAAAGAAGTTAGTATATTTGGTTATCCAAAACTTAAAAAGAGTGCTAAAGGCGAAATGAATGTTATAGGATATGAGCCACTATCTATTGATTGGACTCCTCTACATAGACCAGGTATGCCAACAAGTATTGTAGGTATGGAAATGAGTCCTAATGGCGAACAGTTAGATGGAACTTTTGAAGCTTTAAGAATAGATTTAAGAGAAGCTTTAAAAGCTAAGTTTTCTATTAATGATAATAATTCATATCTCTATATACAAAACATAAGATATGATAACAATACTGTCATATATGAGTTGGAGCAAAATGGATTATGCAAGCTTTATAGTATACCATTTACTATAGTTGAAAATAAAATAAATCTAGGTGAAGAAATTGAAGTAATAAAGAAAATAAGCTATGAAGCTAAAGGAGAAATGAAAGGAGAGGAAAACAAATTGGAAGGAAAAGAGTTAATAAAAAATGTCAAAGGATTACTGCAAACTGGTGAAATATCATATTCAGAGGTCATACAAGGAATAGGCTTAACTAAGGAAATTGTGACAGGAGAGATGGAAGATGTAAAAAGTTCATTAAAAGCAGAAAAAGAATTAAGAGAAGTGAAAAAAGTACTTGGAATAGTAGGAGAGATGGACACAGTTGAAGTGGCAAAAAAGGCTTCAAAAGCTTTAGAAAATGAGAAAAAGGAAGCTTGGAACTGTATAGTTAATAAAGTAATTAAAGATAAAGTGTCAGGTGAAATAGCTCAAACATTAGTTAAGAAAATGTTAAATGTTGAGGAAGGCTCAAGTGAAGAAGTAATAACAGGAGAAATAGAAAATATATTAAATGATGAGTTTGTAAAAAATACAATGTCTAATATGTATAAAGATAATCCAACAACAACAGGATTATTAAACTCTAGCAATAATGGAAGTTTAACAACTAAGAAAAATAGAATATAAAGGAGTGATGTTTATATGGCATTTAAAGGTCAACCAACGCCAAGCACAATAACACAGATAACAAGAGCAAAAATAAGTGATGGGAAATCTGTAAGAGTTATTCTTTCAGAAGGTGAAAGCACTAAAACACAACAATTTTATCTTATAAATGGATTCTTTGGAGTCGCTATGCAAGACGGAGAAAAAGGCGATGAAGTTACTTTGCAAATAGAGCAAGCTGAATACGAAACGGATAATATTGTTACATCAGAAGCTTTTGAGGCAGGGAAATTGATTTATTGGGATAATACAGCTAAGAAATTTACTACTACATCTGCAAGTAATAGGCTAGTTGGTAGAGTAACAGATGGGAAAGACAGTAATAATGTAATTTGGTTTATATTATTACCTCAACAATAGAAAAGGAGTGATAAATATATGGCATTTAAAGTAATTAGTCAGGAAAATTTGCTGGAACAAAAAAGAAAAGAAACTTTACAAGAAGATATACCATTTATAGTAAATGGTGAAATGGAATATGTAACAAAGAAAATATCAAATGGAGAAATGGAAACCTTGGAGTTAAATAAGCCACTTGGTGAAATGATGACTTTTAGCTCGACTTCAAATTTAAAAGAGTTATTAAGAAAAGTTGTATTAGATGTTGAACTAGGCAGAGAGCAAGTACAACTATTATATAAACCAATCTATGACAGTATAGCAGATTCTAATTTACCACAAGTTATGGATGCTAAGTGGGCTTTACAAGGTAACTGTGTATTCCTAGAGCATATAGAAGGTGAAGAAATTAAATTCGGTACAATAAATGCAGAAAATGGTCCAGTTGCAAGGATACAAACTTATGCAACTGGTTTTGAGTATACAAAAGAAATGAAGGATTTTAACCAAACATTTAGTGTTGAAATATTAAATAAATCAATTGGTGAGAGTTACAATGCCTTGTTAAACCACATACATCTAAGCCCAATAATAAATTTTAATTATAAAGCTTCTAATAAGACAGCTTTTAAAGGTGAAACTAATGACCCAATATGGCTAGGAATTTGGAGAACATTAACACAAGCACAAAAAGATACAGTTATAGCAAAAAGACAAGGTAATATATTAATGGCTTCTAGTGCTGACCAAATTGAAATAGAAATGGCGTTAAATGGAGGACATTTATTAAACGGAAGCATGTATCCATCTATAAAAAATATATCAACAGTAATTTATTATGATGGGTGGGAGGTTACTGTTGGTAAAAAAACATATTCTTACAAAGGTGTTACACCAGGCAAAGGATATTTGATAAGACCTAAGCGAGGATTTAAAGAGTTAATAAAGAGAGATTTAACAACAGAGGTTGGAAATGCTGATTTAAGTAAGTTAGTAGAAAATCAAATTGTAGGTCATTGTTATAGAGGTGCTTTTGCAGCAGTAGAAGAAAATGTACAAGAAATAAGTTTTAGATAAAACACTCATAAGAGTGTTATTTTTATGAGGTGATAATATATGACACCAACTAGTAATTTAATAGAAAAATTAAGACTATTATTAAATGATAAAGATAAAAAATCATTTACAGATGAAGAATTAAACTTGTTTTTAGAAGAAGCAGACTGTATTTACTGTGCAGCTTCTCAAGGATGGGTATTAAAATCTTTACAATATGAAAATACAGTAGGGGAAATGTATGAGTATAAAGTGGGTCAAGAAACATATAAAAGCTCTAGTATAAAGGACCTAGTATCTGTAGCTTATCAAAATGCAGAGAAATTCAAGGATATGTGTACTAACAAAAAAGAAAAGGGAAGTTTTATGTTAGGAATTAGCACAGAATTTGAAATATGATAAATATTGATAGAAGAAGAAAAGACATAATAAGAACTATTAATATGAACCCTACCAATATTACTATAACTAATATTAAAAAAACTGAAATAGATGGAGCTTTTGAAGAAACTGAAACAGAGATAAAATGTGTTGTTAGAATATTTAATGAAAAGACAGCAGAGAAACAAATATCAAGTGAAAAGCAAGGTACTTTTAGTTCTATTAGAACATATGGAATGTTAGTAAGTGATGATGTTGTCTTAGATGTTAACAGTAGAGATTCTTTGGAGTTTGAGTGCATATATGGGAGAATGAAAATAGTTAATGTATATCCTCAAATTGTAAAAGGAGAACTTTGTGGGTATCAATGTTCACTTGAAAGGATTGATTAAAATGAGTGCTTTCACAAATGCAATAAATGATATAAATAGAAAAAAAGCAGGTATGTTTGTACTTTGTATGAGTGCAAGTGCAATGCTAGAAGGTGAAGCTAAAGCAAATGCAAGTTGGACAGACAGAACATCACATGCAAGACAAAGTTTAAATGCTAAAACTCTTGGAGGAGGAAATAATTTCATTATTAGATTATCGCATGGTGCAGAATATGGAGGAATACTTGAAGAAGGTTCAAAACCACATGTTATTACTCCAAAATCAGCTCAAGCTTTATACTGGAGAGGTGCTTCACATCCTGTAAAATCAGTTCAACATCCTGGTACAAAAGCAATGCCTATTATAAAACCAACTATTGATAAAAATATAGGCAAAATAGGTAATATGATTTTTAGATATTGGAGTGATTAAAATTGAAATATACTTTAGCTAATATTAGACCTTTGAATAATTTTTTAGATTTTAATTTAGAAAGTTTTGAAATACTAACAAAAAAAATGCCAATCGATATATTAAAGCCAAAAGTAGAACTTATTAGCCTTGATTATGGTGAAGTAAAATTAATAAAAAAATATACTGACTGTATTTGATTATTTGGAGCAAATAAATGAGAGCAGGAATAAGAAAAGCGTTAATAGATAATATAAAAGAATTAAAAGGTTGTTATGAACCTAATGTACCAAACAAAGATACTAAAAAGCCTTATATGGTAGTTGTACAAGGGCAAGACAATGACAACGGAGAAACAATAGGCTTTGAAAGAAGTATAGAAATATGGATTTATGAAGGCAGAACAACATTCAAGAAATTAGATAAATTAACTAAACAAGTTGTTGAAGTCTTAGATATGAATACTATAGTTGATGAATCTGAAAACGAAGCTTTTACTTGCATTTATAAAGGTACAAGTGAAAATGATATTGTTGTTGAGGAATGGGATGCTATAGCAAGAGGTATAAGGTTTAGTGTAATAGCTTTAGAAGATAAAGAAGATACAACTAATGATAGGTGGGTTGAAGCTTTATCTAAGTATACAAAAGATTTATTAGAAATTGAGAGTTATAAGGAAAATTGGAAGAAAAACTTTATAGCTCCATGCGCATTATGGCGAACTACAAATGTTGAAAACAAAAGAATAAATTATCATTTGATTGAGATTACCAAAACTATGAAATGTCATGTTGTAAGTAAAAATAAGGATGAAATAGTTAAGTTTCTTGAAGCATTAGAAACAAGTTTAATAATAGATAAAAGAGTAAGACTTAGAGAGGATAAGAATATGTATTTAACTCTTGTTAGCGTAGTTGAGGATAGGGAATCAGACATGTTTACAACAGGACAATTAACAGTTGTGTTCAAAATGATAGGTAAGATAAAAAGAGAAGGTCCTATTATGGATAAAATTTATAGTAATGGAAATTTAAAATAGGAGGTGTAAGGGTTGGCTGAAACAATTAATAAAAAGACTAATGTAAGTAAGCAGGAAGAAAAATATTTGAAAAATGATTTCTTAAAAAATAGTGAAGCACTTGGCTACGAAAAAATGGTAGTTGCAGGTGCTTTATTTAATTGTAAGAAAGAAGAACTTACAAAATCAGAGTTTGAGAAATTAATAAAAGATTTTTTAGAAAGAGAGGTGAAGTAAAATGGCAACTGGTACATGGAATGAAAAAGAAAAAAAGGAGATACCGGGCTTTTATAACAGATTCAAAACACAAGCAGAAAAGTCTGCAAACACAGGATTAAAGGGTAGATTAGCAATACCAGTTAAGGCTAATTGGGGAGAAGTTGGCAAGGTTGTAACAATAAAAAATGACTTGAGACAGCTTAAAACTTTGTTTGGTGATGATATGAACTATTCAGCGTATAAGTTAGGTAAATTAGCTTTATTAGGAAATGTAAAAGAGCTGTTATTATATAGGCTTGTAGATGGAAAACAAAAGAAGGGTACATTAACACTAAAAGATACTACAGAAAATAGTGCAAAAGATGTAATTAAGTTAGAAACTAAGTATCCAACAGCTAGAAACTTTAATGTAACAATAAAATCCAATTTAGTAGATTCAGATAAAAAGGACTTTATATTCTTTGAAAATACTAAACAGTTATTTAGTTCAAGTATTAAAGGCACTATAGATGAAATAGTACTAGAAATAAACTCAAATTTAGATAATGAGTATGTAATTGCAACTAAAGTAGCTGATAGCGATACAATTCTAGCAAATGTAGTAAATCAAGCTTTAGAGGGTGGGAATGATGGTTGCACATCTATTACTAATGAGTCTTATCTAAAAGCACTAGAAGAATTTGAAAGATATAGTTTTGACTCTTTTGTACTTGATGGTGTGGCTGATGAAGCATTGCAGGAAACTACAAAAGCTTGGGTAGCTAAAAATAAAGAATTAGGAAAAGATATACTACTTTTTCTAGGTGGAAAAACAGAGGATAATATAAAACAGATAAATGATAAATCAAAAAGTTTCAATGATGAAAATATAGTTAACGTTGGAAGCTCAGCTTATTATGAAAATATAAAATATACACCTAGTGAAGTAGCTGTTTACATTGCTGCTCTTTCTGTAAGTAAAGGTATAACGGGTAGTATATGTAATGCAAAAACTATATTTGAAGAAGTAGAACCACGATTAAGTCAATCAGAAGTTAAAGAGTGTTTGAAAAGTGGTACATTGGTCTTAGATTTTGATGATGGAGATGTGATTATAGTTGATGATGTGAACACATTTAAAAAATATGTAGATGATAAAAACGAAGCAATGGGATATATCTCTAATATCATGTTTATTAATACTATAAATAAAGATACTTCATTAAAAAGAAAAGAGTTTGTAGGTAAGATATTTAATGATGCAACAGGTCAAACAACTGTTATATGTGCATTGAAGAAATATTTTGAAGAATTGATGAGTCAAGGTATTATATCAGAATTTAATGTTGATATAGATACAGAACTTCAAGCAACTGCCAAAGCTGATGAATTTTATTGGAAGTGGGATGCTATTAAAGTTGATGTGATGAAGAAAATATATGGTACTGGATACCTAGGATAAAGGAGGTTATAAAATATGGGAAAATATGATGAAAATATTATAGATGCTGCAAATGTTGTTGATGGTTCAAATGCTAGAATAATAATTGATGGAGAAGAAGAAGGATATGGAACAGAATTTACAGCTGAGGTAGAAAATGATAAAAAGACTTTTAGAGTAATTGGTTGTAAATGGGAACTTAACAAGGCATCCACTCAAAAAGGAACTTTTTCCTTGACTGTACTTAAAACTACATCTAAGTGGATTAAAAAAGGATTTAATAAATTTGAAATAATTACAGAAATAGAAAATCCTGGATTAGTTGGATATGAAAGAATTAGATATAAAAATTGTATGGTAGATAAAATACAACTAGCAAGCATAAAATCTGATGAAAATATAGAAATACAAATAGATGGAACTTTTGAAGGATTTGAACTTTTGGATTTTATAGATTAATTATTATGAAATAAAAAACAAATATTATATACTCGTAATATGTAGAACGTTGATATAGTTAATGATATAATTATATAAAGAAACAATTACAATATATTATGGAGGTAATAAAATGAAAGTTATTTTAAGTCAAAAGATGAGTATGCATAATATGTTTGGGAAAAGAGAAGAACTTATCATAACAAAGCAAGTAGACACTGACATAATACCACGTATAGGCGAATATGTAAGAGATGAAATAAACATTTCGAATCATGATACATTTAAAGACTCGCTTAAAGTTGGAGAGGTTATTTATAACTTTAAAGATAATGAATGTTATGTAAATTTTGAAAAGAGAAGTATTAATTTCTCTAATGATGAAGATGTTAGTAAGAAAATAGAGCAATTGAAAGAAATGGCAACAAAACATGGGTGGAAATATTAATTATAAAGTTATTATTAGTTTTTAAACCATCTATTACAAAAAATGAATTAAAGAAATTTTGAGATATATACCAAAAGTATATATCTTTTTTTATGAAAAATAAAAATAAAATTGGAGGAAGTTAAAAATGGCAAACTTAGATAAAGAATTTTTAAATGAAGGAATAGAAGAAGAAAGAGAGCTTACTAAAGATGAAATAGTAAAGCAACAAGAAGATAATATAATTATGAAATTGACAGAGGATGCTATATTACCTGAAAAAACTATTTTTGTAAAAAGATTAGATATACCACTTACGCTTAGGGCTTTAACAGAAAAAGAGATAAGTGCATTACAGAAAAAATATACAAAAGTTACTAAGGTAAGAGGTAGAAGAGAAAGTAAACTAATGGAAGATGAATTTAATATAGCTCTAATAGAAAAAGCTACAATAGTTCCTAATTTTGGTGATGCAAGACTTCTTAATTCTATGAAGGTATCAAATGGAGTGGAATTTATAAGAAGAAAGTTTTTAGCAGGCGAAATTGCATTAATTAGTGATGAAGTACTAGAATTGTCTGGATTTTATGAAGAATTAAGTGATGGTGATATAAAAAACTAATAAAGAGAGGTGGGAAGATTACTATTTTATATAACGCATATGTTAAACATAGTGTTCTTCCAGAAGATTTTCTAAAAAGAGAGAAAACACCTCAACAGCTTCTTAGAGTTTTTACTCAACATGAAATAGAACAAGAAAATAAAGCTATGAAAAACAAATAAAATTTAAACTGAAAGTGAGGTGAGAGAAATAGCTAAAAAGGAAATGTACCATATTGATGTTGTCATTGATGTTACAGGAGATGAACAAACTAAAAATAAATTAAGTGCTATGGAAAGATACACGAAACAGACAGAAAAGAGAATGAAAGCACTAAATAGGATAAAAGCTAATCCAGTTATACAAGCTCAAGATAAAACATCTAGTGTTGTAAATAGAATTAGCAACAACTTAAAAAGAGTGGGTAGAACTATATCTACAACCATAAACGCAAAAGATAGAGCATCTAGCGTTGTAAATAGAGTTAAAAACAAAGTAAATAGCTTACTTACAAGTCGACAAAGAGAAGTTTTATTAAAGGCTAGAGACAAAGCTAGTCAAGTCGTAGATAAAGTAAAAGCTAAGGTACAAAATTTGACTGCGGCTACAATAATTAGCTTGAATATGAAAGCTGACCCAGCACTAAGAGTTATTTCTCAAACTAGAAGTAAGTTAGGAGAACTCAAAAACAACACAATAATAAATATTAAAGCAAAAAGTGAAGAAGCATTAAATACTATTTCTCGTACTAAGAGTAAATTACAAGAGTTTTCTAATAAGACTTATCAAGCACTTATAAAATTAAAAGATGAAGCTAGTCCAACTTTAAGTGGTTTAGATGGTAAGATAAGTTCTTTTATAAGTAGTACTATTAGTAAGTTTACACAATTAGCAGTAACAGCAACAGCATTAATTGGTGGTATTGGAGTAGGAAGTGCTATAAAAGGATTTGCAGATTTTGAACAAGCAATGAAAAACGCACAAGCTGTATCAAGTGCAAATTCAAAAGAAATGGCAGAAATGACTGCAATGGCAAGGGAAATGGGTCGTACAACTAGCTTTACAGCTAAAGATGCAGGGAATGCTATGTATTTTATGGGGATGGCTGGATGGAAAAGCAAAGAAATGATTGCTGGTCTACCTGGTATATTAAATTTGGCAGCAACAGGTCAGACAGATTTAGCACTAACAGCAGATATTGTGACTAAACTATTGGTCGGTTATAAGGAAACTTATTTCAAAAAAATTCGGCAAAATCGGTTCCGACAACTTGAAAAATTTAAGTATTGTGGTATATAAAAGAGAAGCTAAGTTTAATTAAATTAAATATGCTAATACCGAGTTAACTAATAAATTAAAGGTTTATTAGTAATGTAGAGCGTAGAGATTGAAACTAGAAACAGAATATAATATCTCCAAGAGTGTCGATACCCTAACAAGTTAGATGAGGGTGAAAATGTACGCCAATCTAGGTTTGAAGTGACAAACCGATGAAAATGAGGGAAACTTCTAGAGTCTAAGATAAAAAACTTAGAGATAATAACAAATGGATGGTTTAACTGCTTTAGGGCTAACTGCAAAGGATACAGGAATGTTTGTTGATGTTATGGCAGCAACAGTTACAAACTCTAACACAGACATAGAAAGAATGGGTGGATTTCGCCCCTTCGAGCAAAATCGGTGAAGGCTAAGTCATAAGATATGCTAATACCGAGGTAACTATAAATTTAAAAAGTTCATAGTACCGTAGAGCGTAGGACTTGAAACTGTACTATTATAGAATATAAAAGTCCCAAGAGTGTTCGACACCTTTTAGGGTGAAAATGTACGCCGAACTTATAGGAAACTATAAGAACTAGAGGATAAAAAGCTTCTAGGATAACAAATTGGAAACTTTTAAGTATATGGGAAGTGTTGGAGGAGCATTAGGTGTTTCTATGAAAGATTTGAGTTTAGCAACTGGCTTAATGGCTAGTGCAAGCATTAAAGGGAGCATGGCAGGTACTGCACTTAGAGGTGGTTTAGTTAGATTAATAAAACCCCCAGCTGAGGCACAGAAAGCTATGAATAAATATGGAATAGAAATAAAGAAAACAAAAGATGGAAATTTAGATTTAGCTAGTACAATCGTTGGCCTTAGAGAAAAATTAGGCGCACTTGAAGGAGTACAAAAAAGTGCTACAATAAGTAGCATATTTGGGCGAACAGCCATGGCTGGTTGGGCGGCTGTAGTAAACGCAAGTGAAAAAGATTTTAAAAAATTAACAACAGCTATAAATGAAAGTGAAGGAGAAGCTAAGAGAATTGCTGATATGAAACTAGATACCTTGTCAGGACAATTTGAAATTTTAAAAAGTGCTATAGATGATGTAAGAATAAGCGTAGGTCAAAGACTTGGACCTATGACACGAAGTTTTGTTGAACAGTTAACAAAAGATATGCCTAAAATAGGGGATGCCATCGTTAGTTTTGTGAGTAATTTTATAAATAACTTTGATAAAATAAAAAATGTTTTACAAAGTGTGATTTCTGTTATCGGTGGTGTTGTTGCCGGATTTATGGCTTTTAAAGCTTTAAAGTTTATCTCTTTTCTAATTCCTATATTAAGTGATATAGTATTTGCAATAGCTGCTTTTGCAGGTGGTGCAGCAACACTAGGAGAAGCTTTATTGTTTGCACTAGGTGGACCTGTTAGCGCTGTTATAGCAGGAGTAGCATTACTAGCAACAGCATTTACATTAGCGTATCAAAAATCGGATGCTTTTAGAAAAATTGTCAAAAATGTAGGAAAATCAATTAAAAATTTTTTACAAGAAGCAATAATAGCAATTTCACCTTTTATAAATACACTTGGTAACAAATTAAAAGAATTAGGGAGAGCTGTAATTCCATTATTAAAAGCATTCGGAGATTTTGCATCAACGCTAATGAGTAAAATTGGACCTGCAATTTCGCTTTTATCAAGTAATGTTTTAGCTGGTTTTATATTAACTTTTACAGCTATTGTAGAAGCTGTTAAATCTGCTGTAGTTGCAATAACAGGCGTATTGCAAGGTTTAACAACAATTATAAAAGGAGTTTTTGATATTGCTGGAGGGATAATAAGTAGTGATGGGAAACAAATAGTAAATGGTTTAAAATCTGTATTTGAAGGAGGAATAAAAATTGTTTCTTCTGTTTGGAAAGGATTAGTAGATATTGTAACTTCTCCAATTCAAGCCGTTGTAGATATTCTAGACGAAAAATTCGGGAAAAAAGTAGAAGGAATAAAGAAAAAATGGAATGAATTAAAAGACTTTTTAAAAAATCCTACTAAAGCAGTTCCAAAAGTTCAGCCTGTTAATTTATCTAGCGAGAAATCATCAAGCGAACTGCAAACTTCATCAAATGGAGCAAAAGCATATATAAGTTCGTTAGGTCAAAAAATAGGAGAAGGTATTGGGAAAATTAAAGAGAAATTTGGAGAACTCAAAACATCTGCGACAGAAGTATTTAATAATATAGTAACTTTTATAGGTGGCAAAGCAACAGAATTAAAAGATAAACTATTAGAAGGCATAAAACCTGCTATAGATACATTTAAACAAGCTTTTTCTAATCTTAAAGAAACTTTTGGGGGCTCTTTGGACAGTATAAAAGAAGCTTTTGGAGGTTTAAAAACTGTATTTGATGAAAATATTAAAACGCCTTTCGAAAATTTAAAACAAAAAGTTTTAGAAACAAAAGAAAGTTTAAAACCAGTTTTTGATAACTTAAAATCTAGCTTTGCAGAACTAGGAAAAGCTCTTGAACCAATAAAAGAAGCATTTAGTGGAATAAAAGATTTCTTTTCAAATTTGTTTAAGCCAATTAAAGATGATGGAGCAACTAAGACAACTAAAACCAATATGGATGAGTTAAAACAATCAACACAACGTGTTGGAACATCTTTCAAAGAGTTAGGAAATGCTTTCAACCAATTAAAAGAAGCAGCAAAACCTTTTATAGACTATTTAAAACAGATAAAAGATTCTTTAACATCTACTCTGGGAGATATAGGGGGAGGATTACTCAAAGGTGTAGCAACTTCTATAGTTTTAGTTATAACTTCTGTTATTAATGCAATTGCATCTATTATAAATGCTGTAGCAGGGGTTGTAAAAGGTGTAATTGATATAATAAAAGGAATATTCGAAATCATAGGTGGGATAATTAGTGGTGATGGCGAAAAAATAAAACAAGGATTTTCTGATGTTTTCGAAGGAATTGGGGAAGTGGTTAAGTCTTTATGGGAAGGTATAAAAGGAGTTTTAGGAGCACCACTTAAAGCAGTTGTAAATTTTATTGATAATGGATTTTCAGAAAAAGTAGGGCAAGTAAAACAATGGTGGTCTGATTTAAAAACTAATGTAGGCCAAAAAATAAGCGGATTTGTTAGTTTTGTAAGCAATGGTTTTCAACAAAAAGTTCAACAAGTTGGAATGTGGTGGCAAGGACTTAAAGTAAATTTATCTGGCAAAATAAGTGGATTTGTAAATCTTGTAGAAAACGGATTTAAAAGTAAAGTGGATTCAATTAAATCTGCTTGGGATTCTCTTAAAAAGAAACTTTCTACCAAAATAACTGGTTTTGTAAGTATAGTAAAAACTGGAGTAAGCAATATACTAGACCATTTTGCAGATGGTGGTGTTGCAAGTAAACCAAGTATTTGTGGAGAAGCAGGTCCTGAAATGGTTATTCCTCTTTCTAATAGTAAAAGAAGTAGAGCATTAAGTTTATATGAACAAGCAGGACAGATGCTTGGAACTAAAGCAAGTAATAATGTAATTCCAATTTCTCAGAAATTAGGAACTAGTTTTAATTCTACAAGTAGTATCCAAAATAGTAATTCTAGTATTATTAATAATGTTAGACAATTTCCTACCAAACAAGAAGAATTTAATAATACAGAAAATAGAATTTATCAAGAAGCTCAACCACAAAACATAATTTCTAGTGGAAGTAATGCGATTAATGTTGGTGGAATATCTATAAGTATTCAAAATGCTGATAATAAGGAAGAAATGATACAAGAAATAATGTCTCAAGTAGAAAATGGGCTAAGAGAAGCATTACAAGACATTGGATAATGTCGAATTGTTGTTAAAAAAATCCTCCTTATAGATGTTATAATTTAATTATAAATTACATGAGGGGGATTTGCATATTATGTGGGGAAGATTTAAAAATATGAGTATAATCTTAAAGGTTTTAGTTTTAGTTTGTGCTATAGCAATTTTTCCAATAACTTTATTAGCATTTTCTATAGAATTTGTAGTTAAATCTTTTAAAAGAAACGAAAGGTTTAAAGTTGTTTTTGGCGTATTTTTAGTTTTTATTACATTTTCATTTGTATGTATTTGGTATTTGTTAGAAGATAATATAACAACTAGCAATAGTAGTAATAAAAAACAAGAAGAACATCTAAAAGAAGAGCCAGATAAAAATCTAGCAACAAGAGAAGCAGAAGAAGAAACAAATAAGAAGAAAGAACAAGAGAAACAGAAAAATGAAGGTACAGAAGCTGAAAAAAAAGAGCGAGATAAAACTGAGAAAAAAGAAAAAGTAGATAAAAAATATCAAGAGAAGAATAAAGAGAAAGCAGAAACGAAAAAGCAAACATTAACTAGTGAAGAATTAAAGAAAAAAGTTGAGTCAATAATTTCATCACAATATAAAGGAAACTATTATACAAATGATATACTGGATGCAGATGGTAGTTGTGTACTTAGTTTACAGGTTCAAAATGCAAGTTTTGACAACGAAAGCAGTTGTAAGGTATTTACTAAAGACTTAATTAACAAGTTGAAAGAATTTAGAATAGACTCAGCAGAGATATATTTTGTAGGTTCAAGCGGTCAAACAACATATCAAATTAACATAGATGATTTCTTGAAAGTTCAAGATAATATTGATAGCATAGACAATATGGAGTTTTTTTCTTTTAAAGATTTTAAAAATTAGAAACAAAATAGAGACATTTGCTTAAACAACATGTGTCTCTATTCTACCAAATTATGTTATAATAGTACTTAAGAAATATAATTTTATAGCATGGCTTTATATTAACTAAGTGGTATGTAAAGACCTTAAAGGCGTCATCTAAGTTTTTAGTAGTCTTTATTTTATATTAACTATGTGGAGAAAAACTAAATAGAAAAAGAAAGCACTTACTTTTGGTAGGTGCTTTTGTTTTGCTCAAATTTGGTCGGTTGAGTAAAATAATTAGAAAAAATTGGGATAAGTAATTGACTTTTGTTGCTACATAAACTATAATATATTTGTAGCAACAAAAGTGAGGTGAAATAGATGCCACAAAAAAAGATGGGTCGTCCAACAGAAAGTGTAAAAGATACTATGATTAGAGTAAGAGCTGATAAAGATACTATTGATAAGTTAGATGAATGTGTAAATTTATTAGATAGTAATCGTTCTGAAATAATAAGAAAAGGTATAGACAAAATATATGATGACCTAAAAAAATAACAAAAATAGAGTGTTCGCCCGACCAAGTTTGAACACTCTATTTCCCACAAAGAAGTTAGTACTTCTATATGAAATATTTTATCATATAGAGAAACTTCTTTCAAATTAAATTTAGGAGGAGTATGTATGATGAATAACTTACAAATATTTAAAAATGAAGATTTTGGAGAGATAAGAACTATAGATATAGATAATGAAATTTGGTTTGTTGGTAAGGATGTAGCAGAGACATTAGGTTATGCTAACCCTAGTAAAGCTGTTTCAAGTCATGTTGATGATGATGATAAAATATTTGAAATGATAGCACATTCCCAAAATGGGAACATGGTCAAAACTCAAACTGCATTAATAAATGAGAGTGGACTTTATTCTCTGATATTTGGAAGCAAGTTAGAGACAGCTAAAAATTTTAAGAATTGGGTTACAAAAGAAGTTTTACCAGCTATTCGACAAACAGGTGCATACATAACTAACAATGCTGACCCAGATAAGTTGAGAGAAAAAGCAAATGAAATAGAAAGTCTAGATACAGTTAACAAGACTATAGAAATATTAACACCTTTTCTTGATAATGCTGGAATAGATGAAAAAGCAAAGTTACTTACAGCAAAGACTATCTACAAAAAGGCAGGAATAGAGTTACCTCTTGAAATAGAAGAGAAGGAACATTTCTTTGACACTGTACAGATAGCAACTAAATTAAATATTTATTCTAAAACAAATAATCCTGCATTTATGGCAGTTTGTGAGATTATTAAGAAGTTAGATATTAAAGAAGAAGAAAAATTAATTGTCTTAGCAAATAAAAAAGGTTGGAATGGAACTACAACAAAGTATTCACAGAGTGTAATAGATAAAATAAGAAATTGGATAGAGGAAAATAATAGACCTACTAAGATTGCAGGTGAGAAGAAGAATTATCATGTGGTTTATAAAATCGAGTAAATTTATCAGTTGTATTAAATATTTTAGTTTAGTTTTGAGGGGGATTAATACAATGTATGAGAATTTACTTGATGATTACAATCTAAAAACTGATAAAGAGAGAAAAGATTTTATAAAGTTTGCTATACTATTATATAAGTTGGAACAGAATGATAAAGAGAAGTTTTATGAATATGCAGAGATATTGAAAGAAATTCTTAGAGAACAACAAGAGAGAGAAAATAATTAAATACTAAATAGATAAAGCACTTATAAGTACATAAAAGTGCTTTATCTTCCAAAATATGCTATAATATTATTAACTTGTAGAATAAGGATGGTTGCTATGATTGCAGTTAAAAAACTAAAATTAACTATAGTTGAAGAAGAAGAAAAAAGAAAAGAACAATATAAATTTATAAGAGATAGCCAATATGCACAATATCAAGGACTTAATCTAGCAATGGGAATATTAACAAGTGCATATCTAGCAAGTGGCAGAGATATAAAATCAGACTTATTTAAAGATTCTCAAAAAAGTTTAACCAACTCAAATGAGATATTTAATGGAATAAACTTTGGTAAAGGTATTGATACTAAAAGTTCTATTACCCAAAAAGTTAAAAAGGATTTTTCTACATCATTAAAAAATGGTCTTGCTAAAGGAGAGAGGGGTTTTACTAATTATAAAAGAGATTTTCCTTTAATGACTAGAGGTAGAGATTTAAAGTTCTATGAAGAAGATAAGGAGTTTTATATAAAGTGGGTAAATAAAATAGTTTTTAAGATTCTAATTGGTAGAAAAGATAAAAACAAAGTTGAATTAATACATACTTTAAATAAAGTCCTAAATAAAGAATATAAAGTAAGCCAAAGTTCGTTACAATTTGATAAAAATAATAAGCTAATACTTAATCTTACAATAGATATACCATATAAGCAAGTAGATGAAATAGTAAAAGGTAGAGTTTGTGGAGTAGATATGGGTATAGCCATTCCAGTATATGTAGCTTTAAATGATGTTTCATATGTACGAGAAGGAATGGGAACTATAGATGAATTTATGAAACAAAGACTTCAATTCCAATCAAGGAGAAGAAGGCTTCAACAGCAGCTTAAAAATGTAAATGGTGGTAAAGGTAGAAAAGATAAATTAAAGGGATTAGAATCTTTAAGAGAAAAAGAAAAAAGTTGGGTTAAGACCTACAATCACGCATTAAGTAAAAGAGTAGTTGAATTTGCTAAAAAAAATAAATGCGAGTATATACATTTAGAAAAATTAACTAAAGATGGATTTGGAGATAGACTTCTTAGAAATTGGTCTTACTATGAACTTCAAGAAATGATAAAATATAAAGCAGATAGAGTTGGGATAAAAGTTAAACATGTAAATCCTGCTTATACTTCTCAAACATGTTCAGAGTGTGGTCATGTAGACAAAGAAAACAGGGAAACACAGGCTAAATTTAAATGTTTAGAATGTGGATTTGAAGCTAATGCAGACTATAATGCTGCTAGAAATATAGCAAAAAGTGATAAATTTGTAAAATAAAATACAATAATATATGTACGGGTGATTTAGTGTAGATGGTAATATCTCCAAGATAAAACTTGCATCCGAAGGGTGAGGGTATAGATAAAACGCATAAGGTAGTATGCCAAATATGTGCTATAACCACTCACTAAGCCGAAAAAACCCTAGTTATAATGGCAACTAGGCACACTATTAATATATAAAATGCAGTGAGCGAACTTTTACATTTACATACTTTAAGTAGTTGAAATTACTAGGGTGTAACAATTATTTTTGAAATGTCAAAAAACACTACTGGTGGTTCACTGCAATATTTTGTAAATTACATAGACAAAATCATTGCAATTACTGTGTTATATTTGGGGTTTTATAATGACTATGTAGTGTGTAAACCTCAGCAACAAGAGATAAATAAAAATATACTTGTTGAAAGTTTTATAATGACTATGTAGTGTGTAAACAAAGCTCCTACTTTCTTCGTGTCACTAAGCTTACCTAGTTTTATAATGACTATGTAGTGTGTAAACCTGCTTTCATTTACGGTTCTTTTGACTGTTGTTTGGGTTTTATAATGGCTATGTAGTGTGTAAACTCTTGATTAAATCCGATTTTAAATGAATTAAATGTAGTTTTATAATGACTATGTGTATTTAAATTCAATATTTTGAAAGTATTATAATAATCAAAAATAAATATTAAAACAAAACTAACACTTACTCAGGTAGGTGTTTTTTTGTTGAAAGAAGGTGATTATAATGTAAAAAGTAATAAATAGGTAAAATATGTAAGAATTATGTGCTATAATAATTGTAGCAAGAAGATATAATTTACAATCTATAGAGTGGAGTTCATACAAAAAAATTATCCTCCCAACATTGATAAGGGAGGTGAGTATGTATGGATAATTTTTTACAAAATGTACTAGAAAGGCTATCTGTTAGTTTAATAGTTTGTCTAGTTAGCAATTTACTTAAAAAACGTAAAAAACCACTCAAAGTAGCCGCTAAGAGTGGTTGGGAGTTTGATTTTAAAATCAAATTCCGTAGATTTAAATAATTATTAATTGTTTAAATTACGAACTCCACTCTAGTTTCAAATAGATTGTAGTTCTTCTTGCTTTTATTATACCACAAAAAATTATAAATAAAACCGTTGTTTATATAAAAATTGTTTATAGTCAATAAAAATATGAAATTTTTATAACAAATAATAAAAATTTTATT